ATCTGAAATACTTTTTAGTTTTTGGTGGTTGATTGTCTCTTACTCTTCCACCTTTTGAATTTAAAACTCGTACAATTTTTCCAGGTAAATTTTTAATTTCACCACTATTTATTAATTGATTTTCATATTCACGCATAGACATAACTCCTTCTCCTGGAACCACGATCATACGCCTCTCGCTTCCAGGTCTTTTAGGGTCTCGTTTTACATATTCAACTGGAAGTTTAGATTTACCACTCATGATATTTTTGGCATCCTAAAACCAGGGTTTGAATAAAATTTTTGTAAAGATTTATTTCCTACTTGCACTCCACCTAAATCTCCCTGCACATAACTACCTGTATAATTTCTTTGTGCTTGTCTTACCATTGAATTTTCACCGGCTGATCCACCCATGTTTTTTTTCTTTCTTGTAAATGTTTTAACGTTAGTTGGTTTACCACCCACACCCTGAGCTACCGCTCTTTTTCGTTTGACAGCACTCGCCCTTTCGCCTTTTGTCATCCGTGTGGCTTTTGCAAGTGGGACGCATTTTGGATATTTTCTCTTCGCATCTTTCTTTTGTTTTGAACGACCGCAAGGTGCGAACGAACCATCTTTTCGTTTGCTCCCAATATCTACCCATTTTTGTTTGAACCATTTATCAAGACCGTTTTTGGCCATTAGACCATCCTTGTTAATTTCTTCTTCTCATTCATGATTGCACCACAACCTCTGGCTACAGCGCCTTTACCATAAAAAGATCTTGTAGTCATAGCTCCACCACCAGCTGCTGGTTTACGTCCCTTAAAATCTTTTCTCTTTACACCAGACGGATCTTTGATCTTACCAGCACATATTTTAGAAGCATAAGCGTTAGCATAAGCTGAAGGGTATACCTTAAACTTTCTTTTCGCCGCTGCTTTACCTCTAGGACATAATTTAGTCATTATCTTTTCCTCGCTGTTTGTTTTGCTCTTGCAAAGTCAGATGCCTTTGGTGCACCCTTTGCACCTTTCTTTCGCATCTTACCTCCACGTTTTCTTTTAGCGTGAATGTTTGCATATAAACCTTTACCAGCCATTATGCTTTACCTCCACGTTTAAAATATTTTTTTCCTCTCAAAGCCTCCAAACGTGCAGAAGGCTTTGTAGGTTTCTTTTTCTTCTTACCTTGTTGAAGCATCTTCAACATTTTCTGAAGATTTTTTTTACGAGACATTATCTATTGATCTTGCCTTTTTTCTTCATCTTAGAACCAAATTTACCGTAAGACTCATCTCTGCTAGCTTTTAACTGTTTAGCAGTTCTTTTCTTTTTGATTCTCATTGCGATAGATTCATCTTTTCTATCTTTGTAACCTTGTTTCATTTTTTTCTTTTTCACAGGTCCTCCTTTTTTCATCATTTTTCCGCTTCTCATTCCCATGTCAGGGTTATAAAAACCAGATTCTTCGTCTTTTCTTGCAGTGCCAGAAATCATTTTTCCACCACCTCTTTTCATCACACGTCCACCAGCTTTAAAACCAAAACCTGGAACTTGTTTATTGAATCGTTTGTTAGGCATTATTTTTTTCCTCCGTTTTTAAATATTTGTGTACCCTTTATACCAAAAATACTTCCGACGACAAGGATCCACAATGTCGAAAACCACGTCGGTAGCGCCGCGAAATGCTCGAAGAAAGTTTTTACTTTATCGAGTGCGCCCGGATCGTCCGAAAAGACTCCCCATGCGAGCACAATTATAGGGGCAGACAAAATTAAAAGAACAAATTCGTCCTTATAATCGTTTTGACGTGCCTCTAACAACTTGCCTTGGTAAGCTTCCTCACCTCGAGCCTGTCGTTCTGCGTGCAGTAGTTGAGCATCGGACATCGCAACTTTTGCCCTTTGCTTATTAGCATAAATCTTACTACCAGCAGAGACAGCTAATTTAATTGCTGACAACCACATACTAGTACCACTTAGCTGTTTTCTTTTTGTCCTTAAGCATTCTTCTTGTACCTCTTACTTCTGTTTCATCTCCAGTTGGTATGTAGTTTCTTTGCATACCATCTGCAGTTGTTACAGATCTAGGGTCCAACTCAATGTTTTGAGATGGAATACTTACATCGACTGACTGTGTAAAAAACTTATCGTCTTTTTTTACCATTTGTCCTCCTATTTTTATTTATACCAGCTCTATTTAAAGCTATTGCAATCGCTTGTTTACGATTTTTTACTTTTTTATCAGAGCCACCAATTTTAAGAGTTCCTTTTTTAAACTCTCGCATGACCTTTTTAACCTTTTTTTGACCTTTTGTCATTTTCTTTTCTTCTTCATGCCATTTTTAGTTTTAGGTATTACTCCTCTTGCCATTAAAATGTCTTTTTTAGTAATTTTTCCGTCACCAGACACATCAGGGAAAGATTTTTTCTTTTTTACCTTCATTTTTTTCTTTTTCATCATCGATTTTCTCCTTCATATTTTTCTATTTCAACACTTGGCATCATTTTATCTACATTTGGTATAGATTTGCTCAAGATTGTTTTTTCAATTGATGTATTAGCTCTTAGTTTTGCTAATTTTTCATTTTGATCTAACTTATCTTGCTTGTCAGACTGGTTCATCATCGCTTTCATTCGGTCAAGATTAATTTTTTCTTGTCCTTCAACTTTTTTACGTTGATTATCCATAGCTCTAAGGTCTAATTCTCTTGCTCTTAGTTGTGCAACAGGGTCATTACCAAAACCAGAAGTAACTTCTCTCTCTTCTTTTAAGAATTCTTCCATCATCTCTGCAATCAACACAGCTTTTCTAGCTTCGATTCTTTGCTGCATCTCCTGTAATTGCATCTGCATCTGAGGATTCTGTGCCATCATCTGCATTTGTGGTAACTCATCTCTAAACTCTAACTCAATTTGTTCTTGTGCCATCAATGAAATATGTTCAAAAATATTTTTTTCCATTGCAGCTGTAACCATTGGATTATTTCTAGCAATATTTGTTGCCATAAAATTTAAATGTGAAGTTATGTGTGCTCTGTGATCTTGACCAGGAAAAGCTTGAAAAGGTTTTCCAGATAACGCCATGATGTTTTCTAAACTTGGATCAAGTGGTGTTGGTGGTTGTGGTTTCATTAATATTTGGTCAATATCTTTTACACCTAATGCTTCGTACATATTTCTATACGCGTTGTACATATTATGCATTTGTGGATTTGACGTTGCCAGTTGCAACTCCGTTTGCGCGAGGGAAATACGCTGAGTTTGTGAAAAGATGTTGGGATCAGCAACTGGCACAATATCTACCCGATCATCAAAGTCTTGTTGTTTAATCATCCTTTGACCCCCAACTACGTCGTACGGATATTCTGGTGGTAGATATAACTTGAAAACTCGTGCTAATAATTTGAATTCTTTTTTAAGAGATGAGTAAATTCTTTTGTGAATAGCTGACATTGTTCTGCTTCCTCTTTCAAGTAAAGCAACTGTTGTACCAACAGCAGCTTGTTGATTGCCATCACCAATTTGTAAATCTGCAATCGATGCAAATCTTTGACCAGCTTGCACCACAATACCCATTAGGTTTAATAAAGTTGCAGATGGTTCTTTGAATGGCAACATCATGAATGAGTCTTTTAAATTACCACCAGGAGCATCTACATCTCTAAACTCACCAGGTTGTATTGACTGCGCATCATCTCTGATTCTAATGCCACGCATTTTAAATCCTGCGGGTAGGTTGGAGAGCGTACCCGCATCCAATAATTGACGAAGAGCTGCAGTTGCAGTTCTAGACAGACCACCAATCATATGGATGAGACCGAAGCCATAGAAACCTAGTCCAGGTAAAAATTTAAAATGAACAAAGTAATCTATTTTATTTTTGTTCGGATCTCCAATTTCGTAATTTCTTCTAATTGATAAAACTTTTCTTGTCGCTAACTCTACAGTTACGATGTAAGGAATTTTAATTCCTGATGGCTCACCTTCATTATCAGTATGTTCAAAACCTTCAAGATCTAAATTAACATGACACTCTAACAAAGTATAAATGTCATCGTCTTTAGATTTTCTTTGTCCTTCAAGTTCTCTCTCTTTTTTCTCGACATCGTTTTCTTCATAACCCGGTGTACCTAATTCTATATCTAAATAAAAACCACCAATCTGTTGTTTTCTTAAATCGTTCTTTGACATCTTAACCCGGTGAATGACTGCCTCCGCATCTTCTAATGAGGTAGCTGAGTACGGGACAATCAAATCATCTGCAGGTACGAACTTTGACATTGCTCTTTGTTCAAGTTCATCGTAA